ACGCTGCTCCATGCAGCCATCACCAACCGTCCGTACATCGTCGATATGGCCGACTTCGAAGAGATCGTTGCGGCAAGTGCCGATAACTACGGTGAACGACCCGTGGTTCTGACAGAGGAGGAGAACGGGATGACGACGAAGGAGGAAATGATCCAGGCGCTCCGCGAGGAGCACGACATCGACGTGGAGGCTCTTCAGTCCCAGGCCGAAGCCGTGAAGTCGCAGGACGAACTGGTCAGCGCGCTCACGGGCGTGCTGCGCGAGTCGGGTGCTGTCTCGCTCTCCAACACGGACGACGACAGTGAGGTCACGATCAAGGATGTGGCCGAGGCTGTCATCGAGTTGTCGCAGGAGAAGGCAGCGCAGGACGAGCGGATCGCAACGCTGGTTGAGCAGAACGAGACCGCTGCTAAGGCAGCTGTCGAGACCGAGGTCGATGGCCTCGTGAGCGCAGGTCGGGTTCTTCCCGCGCAGCGCGACGCGATGGTGCAACTGGCCAACACGGATCGAGAGATGTTCGACTCGATCGTGCCCGCCACCCCGATCGTCTCGATGGACGAGTCGGGTGTCACCACGCATCAGGAGACCCCCGTCGAGAAGCTCGACGAGGAGATCGCCCGCCTTTCGGCGGTCGCGGATGACATGACGGGAGGTAAGAACTGACATGGCCGACGCTATCGGCAACGTGGTCAAGGTCCCGGGTACCAGTGGGGCATCCGAGGTCAAGCCTGCCGAGATTCTGTACTCGTACGCGAAGTTCACCCAGAAGGGTGTGACCCTCGCGTCAGGACAGGGACTCCTTGCGGGTGGAACCTTGCTTGGGCGTGTGACGGCGACCAAGAAGTACGTGGCTTACGCAGACGGTGCTTCGGATGGATCCGAAGTGTGCAAGGGAGTGCTCCGACAGCCTGTGGACACGTCCAACGGAGATGCAGCTGGCAACATCGTGATCAGCGGCATTTTGCGTCGTTCGAAGCTGGTGGGATTGAACGCGGCAGCGGTCGCGGATCTCAACGGTCGCGAAGACGCGGACAACGACATCTTCAGCTTCTGATGAAGGTGGAGCAGATGTACTGCGACCCGCTCATCCGGCGTCAGGGTCGTGCTGGAATGAGAACGATGACCGCGAAGGAGGTCGCAAGAAATGCCTGAGATCAGTTTGCTTGAGCCCACCGTCCTTCGGGGCGTCGTGGAGAAGCTCACTGCACCAGAGGATCTTTCTCTGTTGCGTAAGCTGCCTCGCCAGTCACACCCGTTCCCAAGCGCGACTTGGGACGTGATCAAGGGATCGCGGATGGTCGCGAAGCCCAACTACCCGAACAGCGAAGCGCACATCGTGCCACGCCTCGGCGTGTCGCAGGAAAGCGCGGCCTTCATCTACCTCCGGGAGAAGAAGGTCTTCGAGCCGACGACGATCCACTGGATCCGTACGCCGGGTCAGCTCGCTGCGACGAACGCAGAGAAGGCAGTGCTGCGTGAGGTGACGGACCTGAATCAGCGGTTCGACAACTTCGCAGAGTTCTGCTCGTGGAGAGCGTTGACCGGAACGCTGGTTCTCGACTACCCCGACGTGCAGGCGACCATCGACTACAAGGTCCCTGGCTCGCACCAAGCGACGGTCGGTACGACGTGGGCCACCGCAACGCCAGTCCAGATCCGTTCCGATGTCGTGGCGTGGAAGCGCCTCTTGAGCCGTGACGCTCGCGTGGCTGCTCGTGACATCTTCGCCACCGAGTTCACGCTGAACCGGATCATGAACGCTTTCGGCGTTAGCGCCGAAGGTGGCGGAACGCTCATGTCCGACCGGATGAAGGATTCGTTCTACAGCACGGGAACGATCCCCGGGTTCATGGGCATGAACTGGAACGTTGTCGAGCAGCAGTACATGGACGACAGCGGCAACACGACGCTGTTCGTGGCGGACGACGAGCTGTTCATCGTGAACATCGACGATGGTCGCGCGATGGAGATCCTCGAAGGACCCACCGCCGACGACGAGGCTCCCGATGGTTTCACCGGGAAGTTCTCGAAAACCTGGAAGGAAAAGGATCCAAGCGCACGTCAGTACTTGCTTGAGTGGAACTTCCTTCCCATCATCACTCGTCCCGAGCAGATCGTGCACGTGGCGGACGTGGCCCCGTAAGGGGACCCACAGAGAACGGCCTGCCCCGG